TGCGCTCCCCGGCGGCAATGTCGGTCAGCACCGCCACCCAGTCCTCGCGGTCCTCGGCGATATTGCAGGCCGCGACGTAGCCGGGGAACACCGTGCCGAGGCGGATCCGGTTCAGCGAGTCGGCGCGGGCGATGGCGTTCAGCAGCGCAGCGAAGAACTGGCCCGGCTCGTAGCCACCGCCGTCGTAGTGCCACAGCACGTGGTTGGCCTCGCTGGGACTGATCCAGTAGGTGCCCAGGTAGTCGTCTCCGTACAGGCCCATGCCGGTGTCCTCACGCGGGGAAGGATTCACGCTGCGCAACCACGGTAACCCGGACAGTTACTTACCGGGTGGGCCACTCTGAATTGCCCGGATTGTCAGCGTGTCCGCAGTCGGTCACCGCTGGCACTCACCTCATGATTCGGACCCTCGGACGAGCGCCCCTGTCAAGTTGTGATACGCAGTACCGTACGGCGTCCATGCCGTGGTCGTTCTCCTTTGCCGGTTCCTCTTTCAAAACCCCGCCAGGCTTGACCGCCCACACATAGCCGGGGAACTCCTCGGCGGTGCAGGTGGGCTTCAGCGCATCCACCAGATTCTGGTCGCGCTCTACTAGCGAATCGCGCAGCAGGAACAGGCGAGGCTTGCCGTCACTGGCTATCTTCAGGCGCTGCTGGACGGCTTGGATTCCGTCAGTGACGGCCTTGTACGCGCGAGTGGTGCCCATCCCCAGGTGCCGTTCGAGGGTGGCCCGCCCCTCCGCGTCGTGGTCACAGATGATCGCCGTGGGGCGTGGCTCGGTCCATTGCCCGTCGGTGTCGCGTACCAGATCCAGCAGGGCTCGCGCGTGGTCCTCGACCAGCCGCTTCGTCATGTAGATCTCGCGGTACATGTAGAGGCGGCCGTCGCCATCTTCCGCCCACATCTGGCAGACAAACGGGTTGCTGTGACCGAAGTCGATCGCCCACCAGCGCCGCCAGTCGGCGGGGATCTTGAACCGGTCGAGCAGGTGCACGGCGGGGTCGAAGTCGTCGAAGATGATGCCCTCGGCGGCGACCCACAGCCCCTTGCGGAGCCGGGCGTGCCGTACCCCGGTGAGCTTGTCGAGCTTGCCGAGGATGTAGTTGCGGCCCGCCTCGGTCATGTCCCCGTCGTCATCGAAGTAGACCGGGTTGTCCTCGTGCCGCGATTCGAGCAGCAGCGTGTCGCCCCGATCGGCACGCTGCTTGAGCCAGTGGGTGGGGACGTCGGGGTTGGTGTCGGCGATCAGCTGCTGGTAGGGGAGTTTGCCGTTCCGCAGCCGGGTGGTGATTGCCTCCCAGTCGGAGACGGACAGCTCGATGGCCTCTTGGATGTAACACGAGTCATACTCCGACGACATGATCTTGGTGGCCTTGTCCATGCCGCCGACCACGATCACCGACCCATTGCGGTAGCGGTACTGCGCGGATTCCTGCTGCGAGCCGCCGTACCACTTGACCTCCCCGGCGGCCAACGTCTCGGGGATGACGTGCTCCCGCCAGGTGACCAGCGCGGTCGACCCCAGGCTGGCGAGCGTCTTGCGGACGATCAGGGCGCGCATCCCGGGGTACTTCAGGGCTTGGAGGTTCAGCTTCTCCAGGCAGCCCCTCGACTTGCCGGTCCCGGCAGGGCCGGACAGCAGCACCTCCGGCGCCCGGCAGCTCAGCAGCGCCTTGCAGGCGCCCCTCGGCGCGTACCGGTGGCGCAGGTCGAGCGCGGGCACAGTCAGTCCCCGGGCCGGTAGACGGCGCCCCTGAACCCCGTCGTCATACGTCCCCCGGGTCGACCCCGACAAGCTCATACTTCAGCCCACCGGACACGTCGACCTTGGTGGCCGAGTCCAGGCCGAGCAGCTTGGCGCGGCGTTCCTGGATCTGGAGCAGCGTCTTGATGGCGGCCAGCTCGGGCCCGTCGTCCAGGACGTCCTCCCAGATCGGCTCGCCGTCCTCGTCCACCTCCCCGGTACGGCGGCCCACCACCCGGCCGTTGGAGATGGCGACGTGCTCCTTCTCGGCGATGTCCAGGGCACGGCGGTACAGGTAGTCGAGCCGCTCCAGTTCCAGCTCGCGGACCGCTTCCCCGCCATCCTTTACCGAGTCCCTGAGCGCCCGCTGGACGGCCTCGTGGGCAGACTGGGCGCTATACCCGAGCCGCTCCCCGATCGCGGCGTAGGTGAGCCCACGGGCGCGCAGAGCGGCAGCCTGACCGTCCCGGATCGCGGTACGCGGGTCGCGGGTGAATTTGCCCTTCCCGTCCCTCGTCAACTCGGTCATGTCGTCAGGGCGGAACTCAAGCTCGGTCACGGCCCCTCCACGTCCAGGACTTCCAGGCCGATGACGCGGCCCTCGGTGTCGATGTCGGCGAGCACGCCGTGACCGCAGTCCTCGGTGTGATCGAACACGCCCTGGGTGAGGTAGATATACGCCGAATTGGTCACCCCGTCGAAGGTGATTTTCACGCAGTCCTCGCAATGCTCAGTCAGGTCACATGGGGGACGGCCAGGGCCACGGCTATCGCGGCGACCGCGAGCCCCAGCCAGCGCACCCGGGCCGGTACTGCGAACGCGTCCAGCAGGGCAAAGACGATGGCGGCGGCGTACAGGGCGATGGTCAAGGTGTGCATGGGTTCCCCTCATGGCGTGGTCTCCTCCTGGCGGAGGTGGTGCACGGCGGCAGCGGCACGGGTGATCTGGTCGAGGGGGTAGGCGCGGGCGGGTCGGCCGCCGCGCGGGCCACAGGGGCGCAGCGCGACGGGCTGGATGTGGGCGAGCAGCACGAGATGGCGCAGCTCCCGCTCCGTCAGGTCCGTGATCCGCGTCAGCTCGGCGATGGTGTACGCGTCGGGGTGCGCCCAGCGGGACGCGACGTTGACGCCGTAGGGATGGCCGCGCATGGTCAGTCGCTCTCGTGGCGGCCGAGGGCGCGAAGGTGGCGGCGATGTTGCCACCGCTCGAAGCCGTACAGCCCGCCGAAGGTGAGGGGAACCCCGAGGGCGATCCCGACGAGCAGCGCGATCATGTTCCGGATGGTGCCGGGGTTTTGCCATTAACGTCGCGTGCTAACGAATCCGCTAAGGGGGCAGCGTGAACGACGACGGGCGGCTCATCGACACCAGGGACGATCCGACGGAGGCATGGGCCCTGCGGGACGACTACGAAACGACCCTGAAGGCGCTGGGGATCGCGGATCAGCACCAGGTGGTGGTCCGGCCGATCCGGCTACCGGCCAACGCGCAAGGGCGGCGGCCTCCGTGCTTCGGGATCTACGTCCGGGATCTTTAGGGCTGTGTTCCGTCGCCGTCCGGGGCGGGCGGGGTGGGCGGCTCGATGATCGGCGGCTCGTCGGGGGTTGACGGTGTGGCGCTGGGGGTGGCGCGTGGGATCCGGTGCGGGATCTCGTGTCCGGCGCGGCGCGGGCGCAGCCTCGGGGCTGGCTCCGGCGGCGGGGCGAGGCGGGCCTCGATGGCTGGCTCCGGCCGATGCGGGCGGCGGGTGACGAAGTGTCCGCGCGGCGCGGGCGTGGCAGGCGCGGCGCGCGGGGCGACTGCGGCCGGGGCGGTCCCAGCCGGGGGCGAGGGCAGGGGGATCGTGTAGGCGACGAAGAACGCCCCGGCCGCCGCGATCAGGGTGGCTCCCAGGTAGTAGCGGCTGGCGGGCATCGGGGAGATGTCGACCTTGCGGCCCTGTCTGCCGGTCCATGACCGGTAGTGACGGCCGAGCAGCCATTCCCGCGCGAACGTCCACAGGTACAGCGCCTTGTTCAGCCAGTTGACCAGCCAATAGGCGGGGAAGCTGACCAGCGCGCGACGCCACCCGATGGTGCGGGACGCGATCGCCGAGGTGATCCCCCAGTGCAGCAGGAAGGATTCCCACACCCAGTTCGCCGAGCTTGGGCTGCGCGCGATGTAGATCCCCGCCGCAACGTAGGTGACCGGCATCATCAGCAAGTCGTACAGCAGCCCGCCGACCACGAGCATCGCTGCCGGGGAGCGCAGCACCTGCCGCCAGTGGCGGCCGAAGTTCTGGTAGAACCCCGACGACCAGCGGCGCATCTGATCGAAGTAGACCCGGGCGGTTTCGGGGTCGTAGGTGTAGGCCAGCGCCCGATGACAGAACGAGGTTCGGTAACCGCGTTCGTACAGCGACCACGTCAGGTCCATGTCGCAGGTGATCAGCCCACCGGGGAACCCGCCAAGATCCCGCACGATCTGGGTGCGCATCGCGTACGCGCAGCCGGACAGCACCATTAGGCGGCCCACCTGGTTCTGGCACCACCGCCACCAGTACCGGCCGAGGGCGTAGGCAAACCGGCGGGACGCCACCCAGAACCCACGCTGAGTCGGCATCGGCAGCATGTTCGCGCAGGTCGCGTCGGCCTCGTCCAGGTCGGCCAGGAACAGCTCGACGACGTCGGGGGCGAGCACGGTGTCAGCGTCCACGCAGACCAGCACGTCCCCGGCCACGTACGGCAGGCCCTCGTTCTGCGCCTTCGACTTCGCGCCGTACTCGGCCGTCACGACGACCGTGCCCCTGGCTGCGGCGACGGCGGCTGTATGGTCGGTGCACCTGTCCGCGACGACCACAATCTGGTCCGGGGGGCGGGTCTGCGCGGCGATCGCGTCGAGGCACTCGGCGAGCCGGTCGGCCTCGTTGTGTGCGGGGATGAGGACGGTTACCGTCGTCTGCTCGCCCAGCGGATCAGGGCGCCGACCCCGGTGATTCCCACCGCCACTCCGGCCAGCGCGAGCGATCCGATCCCGGTGACGGGAAGTCCGTACATGGTTGAGGTTCCTCTCGTGTCCGGCCATCAGCATGACCACGGGTCCAGGCAGACCGCCTCGCTGGAGCTGGGGTAGGCGCTCGCGCTCGGCGAGGTGTGTGGTGATCCCCACGACCGGGTGATGTACAGCGACAGCCCCACCCCCAGGGCAGCCGCGACGATCGTGGCGATTACCAGAGCGCGAGCAGCCATT